TGGCGTTCATCTCGTTGAGCGGCATGGCCCGCTGCATCTGCTGCTCGGCGATCTGCTGCTGGCGAAGCTGGTTCTGGTAGTTCGCCGTCTGCATCTGCTGGTTGTAGTTCTGGTTCTGCGCGCCCTGCTGCTGGGAGAAGTTCTGCGCCCCGGCCTGCGCCTGCTGGCCGAAGTTATAGGTGCCTGCCTGCTGCTGCTGGCCGAAGTTCTGAGCGCCCGCCGTCGCGGCGCGGTTGAAGTTGTCGGTATTCGCCCCGGCCTGCTGCGCGTAGTTCTGCTGCCCAGCCTGCGCCTGCTGCCCGAAGTTCTGGGCGTTCTGGGACATGTTCTGGCCGAAGCCCTGGGCCTGGGCCGCGTTCTGGAACTGTCCGCCCTGCAGCGCCATGTTGAACTGGCGTGTCTGCTCGGCGCCCGCCTTGTCCATCGCGTCGAACTGCTGGCGCGAATTCTGGTCGCCCTGACGCTGCATCTCGCGGTTCCAGCCCTCGCTCCCACGGGTCAGGCCCATGTTCTGCAGCTTCGTTTCGAGCCCCGCCTGCTGGCGCTCCTGCTCGGGGCGCAGACGGTCCATGTACCCCTGCTCGATGCGCTGGCGGCCCATGTCGCCGCCTGCGCTCAGGCCGGACATCATGCCCTGGCCTGCGCCCTGCGTCTGAAAATTGCTCGGGTCGAGGTTGCCGGCCTGGGTCTGCGGGCCCTGGGCCAGATGCTGCGCGTTGAGCTGCTGCGACGGTTGCAGGTTGCCCGCCATCAGGCCGCCGCCAGGGGCGGCCTGCCCCATCGCCTGCATGTTGTCCCAGTTGAACGGCTGCGAATAGGCGTCCTGCATCCGGCCGATGGAGCCCTCGGCGAGTTGCGACTTGCCCAGGTCGACGGCTTGCTGCGAATTGAGCGCAGCCTGCTGCGCTGGCGCGAGCGTCGTGTTCTGCGTCCAGTTGGTCACCCTCCGGCCTGTCGACGGATCGATGCCCGCACCGGCTTTCCACGACTGCGTGCCCCACGGCGTGTTGATCGTCGGCCGGTTCGTCCAGTCGGCGGCCGTCTGCGCGGCCTGATTCGATGCGCCGGTCTTCTCGGCGGCGGCCGCGTAGTCTGGCGGCGGCGGAGTGCTTTTCTTGCCCATCAGTGTGTCCTTCGTGGCGCGAGCCACTTGCATTGATCCCTGTACATGACCATCAGCACCAGCGCCCCGTCAGGGTGGGCGCCGTGGATGCGGTTGACGACCTTGAAGCCGAGCTTCGTGTTGAACCGCAAGGCGTCGTCATTGCCGCTCGGCACAAGGCCGAGGACGCACGAGCAGCCCATCACGTTGAACGGGTAGTCGAACGCAGCGTGCAGCATTGTCTTGCTGATCCAGTGCGGCGTGCCGGCCACATGCATCATCACGCTCGCGCCGTTGAACCCGTCGAAGCCGACCACGCCCATGATCTCGCTGCCGTCGTCGCGGATGCTGCCGATGCAGCGCAAGTGCGGCGTCGGCATGAGGCCGATGCGCTCGCACAACCACGCGGCGAGCAGCAGCTGGTGCTGGCTGGTGACGGTACTCACAAAATTCCACCCTGCTCGACGACGACCTGCCAGCCGATGAAGATCGTGTCCGCAGCGGCCCTGATCTGCATCGCCAGGGCACCGTAGCGGCCGAAGCCTTGCGCCCCCTGCCACCACTCGTACGAAGACCCCGACGACGACCAGATCGCCAGATTCCACTGGCCGACGTCCCACTGGTTTTCGCCCGCGCCGATGAACGGAGGCGCGCCGCTCGGGTACGTCAAGTCCCACTCGCTGTTGAGCACCGCCAGAACGCCCGGGGCCGACGTCGAGATAAATGACGCGCGGAGCATCAGGAAGCGCTTGGTGCGGATCGCCTCGCCGAGCGGGCTGAATGCCGTCACCACGGTGCCCATCAGGTCGGTCCCGTCGATGTCGTCGACCTTGCCGTCGGAGTTGCCCTCGAAGACCCACCAGACGTTGCCGAGGGTGTCGCCGCAGAACGAGCGCCCGTCGAAGGTCTCGACGCAGTACATCGGGATGCCGAGCAGGCCGCAGAAGGCCCGGTTGTTCACCTCGAACGCCCACTGCCGCTCCTGGCCGAGGTAGAGCGGCATATTGATGATGAGGAGCTGCTCGTGCGGCAGGAAGCGGATCTCCCAGTAATACTGGTCGAGCGTGGACGAGACCTGCTTCGCCAGCTCGCTATTGATGTCCTGCGCGTTCTCGGCGTTCTTGAAGAAGCCCTGTCCGCGCATCAGCTCGGACATGAAGGCTATGCCACGCTCGGACAGGATGGCGACGTCGGTGCTGTACTGCGAGAAGAAGCGGTTGCCGGCCGGTACGCGACCGACGTACCAGCGCCCTACCACTTGGAACTCGGCCGCAGTATCGGGGTCGTTGCCCTGGTACACGAGGATGTCGCCCTGGTCAGCGATTACCACGAGCTGGTTCGTCATGCCCGCGCCGCCGCCCGAGCCACCACCGCCGTCGAACGACCAGTTGACGAGGCCGACGACTGCGCCGCCGTTGGGCAGCATCGCGCCAAACGGGAACTCGGTCGCCTTGCCTGCGTACTGGCCGACAGGCAGGTACCAGCACGAGGTGCTGTCCTTGACCGTGAACCAGAGGCGATTCTTGTAGACGATGACGAACTCGAACGTGGCCGGGTCGACGCCCTCGATCTCGCCGACTGCGGTGCCCTCGGCGACCTCGTCCCAGGTGGCCCCGTCGTAGACGTACATGCCGCCGCCAGCGTTCACGGCCACCATCACGTGCACGCCGGCCGAGGTCGTGAAGTTGACCGTGGCCCAGTCGCCTGCGCGCCCGGTCGTGTTCGGCACGTTGACCACCGGGACAGGCGTCGCGGTCGACGGCTGGGCGAGCGTGGCGTCGAAGATGTCGCCCGTGGACGCAGCGGCGAACATCTTGGGCGCCCCGTTGGCGGGGTGGAACTGCAGCAGCGACCGGACCTCACCGCCGAGGTGAGAAAGCCAGCGGCTGTAGCCTCGACGAAGCTGGCACCCGAGCACGCGCGGGATCAGGTTGTCCATCCTGATCGCGGTGAACGGGTCACCACCGGGCATCGGCTGCGTGACGTCGATGCCCTTGATCGGGGCGCTGAAGGCGTGCGCCTGATGGTTCTGCGACGCGGCAGATCGACGCGGCTGGGCCGTGGCGCGGCGGGAGGCGGTGGGGACGAGGCTCATTGGTAGTACGGCTGCTGTTGCGTGCGCGACTGGGCCATCGTTGCGGCCTGGGTGTAGCAGTCCTCCTCGGCACCGCTGGCGCAGACCCAGTTGCCCTTCGCGTCACGACACGTGAAGGTCCGACGAGTGAAGTACCCGCCCTGCATCGGCGTGCCCTGGTTCAAGCCAGGGAGCACCTCAATGCTCTCGGTGACGACCCACCCGGGGGGAAGTTGCTGGGCCATATATCACTGTCGCATACCATACAGTGACGCCTCGGGCAGATTTCCCACACCGATGTACGGGTAGTCGTGCCTGCCACCACTCATGTTCAGGATGTTCGCGCCCTTGGTCGCGCCGATGCGCGAGTCGTAGGCGATCATGAAGTTGCGCGCGGCGGCGCTCGTGTCGAAGCCGCGAGCCTCCTGCCACTTGACCGTGGTCAGCAGCGTCATCAGCAGCCCGTCGAGCTGGAACCGGTCGCCGTTCTTGGTGGCGATGTTCTTGTACAGGTCGGGGTCGTCGGCGTCGATCACCAGCGCGCGCGACAGGTACATGTACTTGAACGTCTGGCCGGGCGAAGCCGGGGCGTTCAGGAAGTAGATCTTGCCCTCGCGCATCTGCCACGTGAGCGTGAAGTTCGCGCTGATCGGGAAGACCATATAGGTCATCCACCCCTGCGGCGACACCGGGCCAACGGCAGGGAAGCGCATCGAGCCGTTCCACTGCGTCTGGTCGATGAAGCGGTAGAAGTCCTCGGGCATCGAGAAGGCGGTCTCCGTGGCCTGCCCCGCGCTCGGCGGCACGGCCGTGAAGACTTCGAGCGCCCCCTGCTTGGTCAGCGTCGGCCACTCGTACATGTTGAGCAGCTCAAGGCTCGCCATGTTGGCGACCGTGCGCAGCAGGGCTACGTTGGGGTCGGTGCTACCGGCCACGTCGGCTGGCTTGGGTAAGGCGAGCAGGGTGCAGGCGGCGTCGACGACCGACTGCAGCGTCTGGTCGTTGGTCATCAAGTAGCTGGTCGCCATGCTCGCTTCTCCTCGTTTAGTCCGGGTCGGCGGCTTCGACCAGCCTGCTCTTGCGGGGCGAGACTACGGTCGGCTTCGCCTCTTGGCCGATCTTCGCTTCAAGCTCCTCGATGCGCTTGAGCAGTACCTCGTTGCTGGAGACCTTCTGCAGGTACTTCTGCGCCGCCGCCTTCAGCTCGCGCGCGCCCATGAAGGTCATGGAGCTGTCGGCGAGGTTGGCGAGCTGCTCCAGCGTCCTGATCTTGAAGTAGGCCAGCTCTTCGATCTGGGCCTCGGTCAGGAACGGCGCGACCTTGAGCGGGGTGCCGACCATCTGGTCCTTGACGCCCGCCATGAACTGCGCCCAGTGCGCCGGGAAGCGTTGCACGTAGCGTTCCCAGACGGGCTCGACCACGATGTTGTTCTTCTCGCCGGGCATCATGATCTCGACGTAGGGCGTGTCCTTGTAGACAGGCCGGTTC